CCTTATGGAGATTTTAGAGCAGGTGTTCATCTATCAATTGATAATGTAACCGACAGAAGTAATGTTGTAATAGGTGGTACTACTGCGGTAAACAATACAGCAGGACGTGGTAATTTAACCATCAATGGTACTTCTACTTCAATATTAAACTTTACTGTTGGTAGTAGTGAAAAAGGGTACTTGTATCACAACAATACCGCAATGCAGCTATATAATGTTGCAAACGGTGAAATACAGATGGGGGCTAATAATGTTCAGCTCCTTACGCTTAAGCCTGTAGTAACTAATCAGTGCAATGTTGTTGTTGGTCATACAGGTACAGCTCTTGCAGGTTCTTCTAATAGGGCAAATCTCACATTGAATGGAGCGTCAAATGCAATTCTTTCATTTGGTGTAGCAGATGTATTGAAGGGTTACTTATACCACAACAGTGTTAACTTCTTTATGAATCACGGAGCAGGCAGTTTCATATTTGAAAGTGACACTGCCACTGCAATGACTATTACTACAGGTGGTTTTGTTGGAATTAGAACAACTCCTTCATATCAGTTGTCAGTTAATGGGGCTGCTAATGGTATTGACTTTGAAACAAATACTACTTCTACATACGCTCGTAGTATTTTCTTTACAACAAGAGAGACAGGTGTAGCAAGAGAGATTGGCACAACGGGCGGCTATAGCTATGGACCATCCAATCCATTGACTATGGTGCTTACTCAAACATCTGACACGCCTATTGCAATGTTTAGGGCAAGCGATGATGCAGTAGGTGCAGGTCTTAAAGGATATAAATCAAGAGGCACTGTTGCTCTTCCTGTTTCAGTGAACAATGGAGACACTATATTCTCTATGGAAGGTTGGGCTTTCCACGGCTCAGGACCAAACAATGCAAAGTTTGGTGCAGGTATGAGGTTTGTAAAAGAGGATGCTTTTGGTACAGCAAATACATACGCTCCTCAAAGAACAGAGTTTTACAACGCAGTAAGCACAACTGCAGTACAGACAAATGTGGTTATCTATCCAAATGGAAACACCACGGTCGGCACATCAACATATTACGGTTCATATAAACTTAGTGTAGAAGGCAACTTATTTACTACGGGTTATCTCAGAATTGAAACAGGTGCTTCAGATTCCCAAATTATATTTAAGAATAATGCAAGTGGAAACCCTCGTTCGTTAAACTATAATGTTGCAGATGCTTCAATTACATTTAACCCAACGAGCGGTGCTGCAACAGCAATATTTGCTAATAACGGTAATGCTACATTCACAGGAAGTTGTACAGCAACTTCTTTCTTTGAATCTTCTGATAGTAGAATAAAGAAACTGTTGAATAACAGCATAGACTACTTGCTTATAGCAGATGTAGAAGCAAGGTATTATGAGAAGAATGGAGTGCAAGAGCTTGGATACTTTGCACAGGATTTTGAACAAATACTTCCAAGTGCAATACATAAAGATGAGAAAGGTTTACTAAATTTATCATATACTCAGGTGCATACAGCAAAGATTGCTGCGCTTGAAAAAGAAGTTAGAGAATTAAAAGAACAACTTAAAAACAAATAAAATGGCAACTGTTTACAATTGGGTAATTTCATCAATGATTGAATACCCCACCACTCCCGACAACTTAACTGATGTTGTATTCCAAGTAAATTGGAGAAGAAATGCAACAGAGATAGTTGATGACAAAACTTATTTTACAGACACCTTTGGAGCTTTGTCTGTTCCTGCTCCTGATCCTGCTGATTTCATTCCTTATGCTGACCTCACAGAGGATGATGTTATTGCGTGGTTGAATGCAGGTCTTGATGTTCCGACTATTGATGCAAGCCTTCAAGAGAGCATTAATTTATTAATCAACCCAACGCAGGTATCACTTCCTCTTCCTTGGGTAACTCCTAATTAATTATGTCTTGGGCAACTGTAGCAAATAATCAGACTGTATCTTTCAGCAACTTAGCCGATGCTGTAGCCAATGGCTATTTTGTTCAAAAAGCAGCTATACCTGACAGTAACGAGCAGATTACAAAGGCTGATGCAGATGCAAAGGTGTATCTTGATACATCTTATGCTCCGTTTGCAAACAAAGCAAGCAATCAGCTTGTGGTTAGAAGCAATCTGAGACCGATAAGTTATGCCTATACTATTTATTACGAAGAGGCTTGTTATTATGATGGTTTCTATATCGAAGGAGGTGCAGCAAATGCTACTGCTGCTTGTAGTAATACACTTTCAATAACACTCTATAGTCCTGTATCAACTTTTCAAAACGGGATGAAACTGTTTTATGACTCAGCTTGTGATGCGGCTTGGTACGGAGACGAGGGGGGCTGTGGTCAGTACTATAGGACAAATATTGGAGGAGGCAACAACAAGTATACATTTACTTACGCAGGGGGTAACTCTGTTGTAGGTAATCTTACAGCTTGCCCTGTTACTTGTACTTGCTTTATTCTTTACAACAATGAGGACAGCTATGACATCTCAATTAGCTTCTATGATTGTCAAAGTGGTCTTGTTTGTAATCTCTGTCCTGCAGGAGGATCAATATACCTCTGTATACAAGACGGTCAACATACTAACTATACTGTTAGTTATGGATCGGGATGCGGTGATACAGCTACTCCATCTTTTTCATTACAATCATTAGGAGGTTCTTGTACAACATCAGGAGACTGTATATAAAAATTAAATAAAATGCCAAACATTAATTCCTACGCAACAGACAACAACGTAACGTACAACGACAAACTCATTGGTACTGACGCTGAAGATCAGAACAAAACCAAGAACTTTACAGTAGGCGACATTCTCGCTCTGCCATTACCAAATGTACCTGTATATCCAAACAATGCTGCAGCTATTGCAGGGGGGTTGGTTGTAGGGCGAGTGTACCGTATTACGGGTACAGGGCAGTTGGGAGTAGTGTACTAATAGTTCTTCTAATGAAATTAAATTTAATTAAATATGGATATAAGGAAAATATCAATAGGTCCCGACTACAAGAATGGCGCTATGCACTACCTTGTAGGACAGGACATACTTGATAATACGCATAAGATACACCTCATAAAGTTTGAGCCTCAAACAGGTTCAATAAAAATATATATCATCAACGATAAAAGTGAGGTGATGTTGTGGAAAGAGTTTAGCCACACTATTCCTGTATCCATTGAGTACAATATTCACTACTAATGCAATCCCCATTTAACTTCATTGTAAAGCCACAGGCAGGGACAAGGTATTCTAATACCAAGCAAGTAGGTGGTATTGACCTTATCGTCAACACATCGGAGGAGGACCACAAGTTCTCTAACCGGTATGCCATTGTTGAGGAGATCCCCTATAAGTACGATGGTCCAATCAGAAAAGGTGATACACTTCTCGTGCATCACAACGTCTTTAAGTTCTATAATGATATGAGAGGTCGCCAAAAAAGCGGTCGATCATTTTTTCGTGATGACGTATTCTTGATAGACGAAGATCAGTTCTTTCTGTACAAGCAAGATGGCAAATGGCATACCTACGACAGGTATTGCTTTGTCAAGCCCATACCGGCTACTGAGTCTTATATCAAAAAGCCGTTTACCAACGAGCCCCTTATGGGTGAGATGGTCTACCCTAACGCTTACCTTATAGAACAGGGTGTGCGTCAGGGAGACAAGGTTTGCTTTAAGCCTGATAGCGAATATGAATTTGAGGTAGACGGAGAGAAGCTATATAGAATGTATGACCACCAAATAACCATAGTACTATGAACCTGATCATAATGGATAATGTTATCCACGAACCTATTGGCTACGTGTCTGACATACTCGATAACGATTTCGTAGACATCTACGATGGTGTCAATGTGTTTCAAAATATTCAGCCTCGTGACCACGATGATGAGTTTGCGCAAATGGTAATTGACTTTGTCGGTCCAACCTATGAGGTAGCTTGGAACTTTGTACGTAGGTCTCCTGAAGGTCAGGAGGAGCCAAACTTCATCCATACGGATGAGATGATGGGCGACATTACAGCTATCCTGTATTTGAGCCATACGCATCCTGACGATGATGGCACTACCATCTATGACGATGATGGTCGTAAGGTTTGCGTTATGTACTCAAAGTTTAACCGTATGGTTGTATTTGAGTCAAAGGTTCCGCATAGTAGAAATATTTTTGAGAACTTTGGGCAAGACGATAATTCTCGTCTAATTCAGGTCGCATTTTTAAGAGAGAAGTAATGAAGGACATTAAATTAAAAATTATTGAAGCCGGTCATCAAGCCGTAGAGCAGCTCATCAAGGTGGCTAAGGAGGAGATTATCAAGCCTGATCCTGATGATGAGCTTGCGGCAGACAGGCTGAAGAACGCAGCAGCTACCAAGAAGCTTGCCATCTTCGATGCCTTTGAGATTCTTAACCGAATCGAGGCAGAGAGAGAAGCACTTGAGATGCTTGAGAGTGGAACAAATAGAGTAGATACAAAACAAGGATTTGCAGAACGAAGGTCTATATCGGGTCGTTAACGACTATGTGCCTCAGAACGCCATATCCAAAAAGAACGGAGTTCGGTCTTGGAAGTATGGTTACAATGAGCAGTACGATATGGTGGTCATCTCCAAGACGGGACAGATTGGGGAGATTATCAATATCGCAGGGTTAGTTATTGCCCTACCGGCAACGCCTAAAGAGTGTCTTCAAAGACACAACTCTAAGGCTGAGCAGTATTGGGAGCGCAGAGATTTACCCAAGGAGCTCGCCAAGATTCAGTCTATATTCCAATGGAACGATATGCCTACCGAGTTTAAGAACCGGTGGGTAGATTACATTGAACAGGAGTTTGATTACCGGGAAGGGGGTATGTGGTTTATGAATAACGGCACACCTACCTACATCACGGGGGCTCACTATATGTACTTACAATGGTCAAGTATTGACGTAGGCTATCCTGACTTCAGGGAAGCCAACCGTATCTTCTTTATATTTTGGGAGGCTTGTAAGGCTGACCACCGGTGCTTTGGGATGATATACCTCAAGATCAGGCGTTCAGGATTCTCCTTTATGGCATCCTCAGAGTGCGTAAACATAGCCACGCTTGCAAGGGATTCAAGGGTTGGTATCCTGTCTAAGACGGGTGCTGATGCCAAGAAGATGTTTACCGATAAGGTTGTACCCATTAACAGCAGGCTGCCATTCTTCTTCCGTCCGGTAATGGATGGAATGGACAAGCCAAAGACTGAGCTTGCCTACCGTGTACCGGCTTCTAAGATTACAAAGAAGAATATGTCGCAGTCTGATGCTCAGACTGTAGATGGTCTCGATACCACGATAGATTGGAAGAACACTGAGGAGAACTCTTATGACGGTGAAAAGCT